ATATGGTGCTGCTAAAAAAAATTTTTCTATATATTGACAAGTCCTGAGAAATCACGAACAATGCAAGCATATGAAATAATTATGTTGTTCTTAAACAACTCTCCCCAAAATAAAAAAACGTTAACGAAGTTATTTCATTACCGAAAGGGAAGGGTAGGTTTTATTTCCATTTTACCTACCCTTTTTCACAAGGTGTTATATGAGCAAAGAACAATTATCGGATATACTAGCTGAACTGGCATTAGACCCAGTTATGTTTGTTGAAACAATGTTGCAAGTAAAACCTGAAAAATGGCAAAAAGAATTCTTACAAAACGTCATGCAAAATCCAAGATGTGCTGTCAAGTCAGGGCATGGCGTAGGAAAGACAGCAGTTTTATCTTGGCTAATACTATGGTGGATATTTACACGACACCCTTGTAAGGTTGTCTGCACAGCTAATACTGCCCACCAATTATCAGATGTTCTATGGGCTGAAGCTCAAAAATGGGCTAGACGCTTGCCAGAATCCTTCTATTCACAAATGGATATGAAGTCTGATAAAATTAATATTGCAGGTTCGACAGATTCGTATGCTGTGGCTCGTGTGTCTCGTAGAGAAAACCCTGAAGCTCTACAAGGTTTCCATTCTGAAAACCTCTTGTTTATTATTGATGAGGCATCAGGAGTAGATGATAAGATATTTGAAGTAGGTGAAGGATCGCTTTCAACAGCAGGTGCTAAAGTTGTTATGACTGGTAACCCCACTCGTACATCAGGATATTTTTTTAATGCTTTTAATGGCATGAGAGATAGATGGACTAAGATGACTGTAGGTTGTGCTGACTCATCACAAGTATCAGAAGAATTTATTGAAGATATGTCTATAAAATACGGAGAAGATTCTAATGTTTTCCGTGTGCGTGTACTAGGCGAGTTTCCAAAAGCCGAAGATGACACAGTTATACCGCTTTATATGGTGGAAAGCTCTATAGGCAGAGATATTACAGTTGACCCCTATGAACCTGTTATTTGGGGTTTAGACGTTGCGAATTTTGGTTCTGACAGAACGGCATTGTGCAAAAGACGTGGCAATACATTAGTAGAAGATGTTAAAACGTGGCAAGGCAAAGACCTAATGGAAACAGTAGGTATTGTTATGAACGAATATGAGTCTTGCAATTACAAAGATAAACCAACAGATATTATGGTAGATAGTATAGGTATCGGTTCTGGAGTAGCGTCAAGGCTATCCGAATTGGAACTACCTGCCAGACCTATACAGGTTTCTGAAAGTCCAGCTCTTAAAAGCAAATATATGCGATTACGTGATGAGTTGTGGTTTCGAGCAAGAGAATGGTTTGAGGGTCGTGACGTTAGCATTATGCAAGACGACAAATTAATAGAAGAATTAATAGCACCTCGTTTTAAATTTACCTCAAATGGTAAAATTAAAGTCGAAGCTAAAGACGAGTTTAAAAAAAGATTAGGTGGTCGCAGTTGTGACCTAGCAGATGCTTTTTGTTTAACATTTGCTCAGCAAGCCTTTACAGCCTCTATTAGAGGTAGCCAACATCATTGGAATAAACCAATACAATACAAGGACAGTTCATGGGTTACTTAGACGATTTAGATATTATGTTTGAACCAGAGCAAGAATTTGCTGCTGATAATCCTGTGACTCACGCTCTTTTTGTAAATTTAATTAGTGAGTTAGAATCTATGCACAAAGCAGGTATAAACTGGGAAGATATCTGCAATATTACTCTTGCTGCTGCTGCGTTTAGTTTTTTTAAAGATGGCGGTAACGCTGACGAATTTCTTGATAAACTAAGTACAGTTAATATTTCACCAGATAATATAGATATAAACTAGGAGAAAACTATGGAACAATTAAAAAACATTCTTGATTATGTTAAGAATCATTCGTGGGATTACGTTGATGCTGCATTAGGCGGTATTATCGGATTACTTTTATTCATCATTATAGTGAGTTAGAATCATGCAAAGAAGTCAAATATTAGCTATGGAAAGGGAAGTTAAAAAACCTGCTCCTAAGAAAACTGAAAAAACTGAAAAAAAGCCAACAACCAAAAAAGGTTAAGTAATGGATAAGTTAGAATTTAATGCTTTAGTGCGTAATGAGATTGAAAACGCATTAGGGTATTATGACTCAGAATATGGTACAGATCGCATAACAGCCATGAACTATTATATGGGCGAGGAGTTTGGAAACGAACAAGAAGGTCGCTCTAAAGTTGTTACAACAGAAGTTGCCGACACTATTGAGTTCATCATGCCAAGCCTTATGCGTACTTTTACTCAGACAGACGAATTTGTAAGGTTCATGCCTCGTCAACCTGAAGATGTAGAAGGTGCAAAACAGGCAACATCTTATGCAAATTATGTGCTTAACTGTCAAAACAACGGATTTGTTGTTCTGCATAACTTCTTTAAAGACGCATTATTGCAAAAAATTGGCGTTGTTAAAGTGTATTATGATGAGACAGAAGAAGCCCAAGAAGAAGAATATACTGGGTTATCTGATGACGAGCTAACATTATTACTACAAGACTCTAATGTTGAGATAGTATCACAAAACACCGAAGAATATGGTGAGGAAGGTGTTGATGAGATGGGTATGCCTGTTTCGGATTATTCCGTTTCTCATGATGTTGTTGTAAAACGTATGTCTTATGGTGGTATGATTAAAATTGACAACATTCCGCCTGAAGAATTTTTAGTATCAAAGAAAGCATCATCTATTGAAGATGCTGATTTTGTAGCCCACCGCACAACTATGAAAGTAAGTGACCTTATACAAATGGGTTATGACCGAGACACAGTTGAAAAATATGCAGGATATACAGAGTTAGACTCTAGTTCCGAAGTTGCAAATCGTTTTGAAGATATTGAAAGTAGTGACACAACCGACTCTAGCGATATGTCAATGCGTGATGTGTTAGTTGTTGAATCTTATATTAAATCTGATTATGACGGAGATGGTGTTGCTGAGTTACGCAGAGTTGTAACATTAGGTAGCGGTTTTGAAGTAGTAGAAAACGAAACCTTTGACCATGTTCCTTTTGCCTGTTTATCACCAATATTAATGCCACACAGATTAGTGGGTAGAAGTATTGCCGAACTTATTATGGACTTGCAGTTGATTAAATCAACAGTTATGCGTCAGTTGTTAGATAATATATATCTTACAAATAATGCTCGTGTAGCTGCCGTAGAAGGACAAGTTAATCTTGATGATTTATTAAACTCAAAAGCAGGCGGTATAATTCGTATGAGGCAACCTAACTCAGTTCAGGTGCTTCAGCCTCCTTTAGTTGGGCAAAACGCATTTAGCCTGCTTCAATATTTAGACGAGATAAAAGAACAACGTACTGGTTTATCTAAAGCGTCTATGGGTCTTGATGCAGATGCACTACAAAGCACAACAGCTACTGCGGTTGCTGCACAAATGAGTGCTGCACAAGGTAAAATTGAGATGATTGCAAGAGTGTTTGCCGAGACAGGTGTTAAACAACTGTTTAGACTTGTGCTTACATTATGCCTACATCATGGCAAAAAAGAACAAATGATACGTCTTAACAACAAGTTTGTACCTATTGATCCTTCTAACTGGAAACATGAGTATGATTTAACAGTTAATGTAGGGTTAGGTTCTGGTCAAACTAACGAAAAAATGGCGTTCCTTGCACAAATGGCACAAAAACAAGAACAGATATTGCTTCAAATGGGTGCTGAGAACCCATTAGTAGATTTACAGCAATATAGAAATACTCTTGCCGAGCTTGCAAGTATGGCAGGATTTAAAGATGCAACAAGATTCTTTAAAAACCCAGAAGATACACCTCCGCAACCACAGCAACCTCCTCCCCCTAGTGAAGCTGAGATGAAGATGCAATTTGAACAACAAAAATTCCAAGCTGAATTAGAGTTGCAAAAGGCTAAACAAGCTGCTGAGTTAGAATTAAAACGTGAAGAATTACAAATGAAGATGCAAATACGTCAAGAAGAACTACGTTATGAGGCACAGTTAAGAGGATTTGAACAGCAATTAGGTGCTAACCCATCTACTAATTTACCGAGAGTCGAGTAATGGATCAAGAAACATTAGATATATTAGCTGGATTAAACGCTGCACAACCAACAACACAGCAAGTAGATTACTCAGGGTTTATGCAAGATTTTCAACCTGTGCAAAATTATCCTAACTACTTTGTACCACAACAAGGTTTATTACAAAATACACCTACATTAGACACATTGTCAGATTTAGATGTTATGCAACAAAGACCACAACTTGTAACAAATATGCTTAACCAATACCCAACACTTGAAAGCGACTTTCAACGAAGTTTTGCGGTTAATCCTGATACATTCAATATGGAAGTATATAAACCATTACCTTATGATGCTGACTATTGGAACTCTTTTGCTACTCAAGCAGGTGGTACAACTGGTGGTGATAACACATTAGGTGCTGTAATTGGTGGTGGTTTATTAGCTAGTAAATTATTAGGCGGTGATGGTGATGATGGTAGTGGTACAGATGGTAGTGGTACAGATGGTAGCGGTTCTAATAGCGGAGGTATTGATACTGGAACAATTATTACAGGAGGTTCAGGTAATGATACCCTTGCTGGTGCAGGTGTTAACACAATAGAAATTAACTCAAATACAGGTGGTGGCACAACAATAAGTACAATAAATGGAGCAGGTGGTGATGATACAATAGATGGTGGCACAGGTACTGAAACAAAAGAAATTTCATCAGAAAATAATATTTTAACAAGTACAATTACTGGTGGTGCAGGTAATGATATTATTGATGGTGGAGACGGAAATGAAACAGAAGAAACATCAGGTTATATTACAAAAAATAATGCTACAAACATTATAAATACATTAGTTGATATAGGTAAGATTACAGCAGATGACGCAGCTAGTTTAACTAACACAATAGAAACAACAAATGCAAATTTTGGTTCAGCTCTTTTAAGTGGTTTAAGTTCTATTGCAGGTAGTTCTGCTCAAGCAAGTAATTTAATAAATAATGCAGAAACAATTTTAAGCGGAACAAAAACCGCTCCATCAGGTGTTGCTGGCTCATCATTTAAAAAAACTAGTGAAGGTGGGGGATTAAGTCTTGATGGCTCTATTGATGGACAAATAAATTTAAGTGATACAGGAAGTGAATTTAATTTGCAATCAGCAGGAACAACACCCACAGGTGCAACTGCTTTTGAAACTTTTACTAAAGATGGACAAACTTTTTATGAAGTTTTTACTGATGCAGATGGATATATTATTACAAAATTTGACCCA